TTGAGCAACAACTTCGTAGGCTCGGGGATGCTCACCCTCTTCTGCTACGTTCATAATTCCCTGAATGGCGTCTTTACCGTTGTCGATAAGATCCATTAGGTTCTTTCGTGTAGCAAGATAGTCCTTCTTGAGATCGGGATCTTGAATATCTTTATGATCGACTGTGATCTCAGTTGGTTTTTTCTTTACTATGTCTTTCTTTTCTTTTTCTTCAAAATCCACGCCTAACGCCTTTGCTAGATTTTTGTTGGGATTCATAATAATTCCTATCCATAAGTGGGACCAATGTAGTTCCCGTAAGTATCTATCGCTCCAGTTTGTCCATGAACTCCAACCTCATATATGTGTTGGTATGTGTCGTATGTTTGTCCTGCGGTAATACCAGATATTCCACCACAAACACCAGTCTCTATGAATTCATATGCTCCTGATTTACCTTGTAAGTAATCCCAAGTGCGAATGTTTGCATCTCCAATGAGTTTGGAAGATTTCTCTGGACCATACACATATGTCTTAGCAGTAAAGTCAAAGGTTAGAAGAATATTTCTTCTTGTTTCAAAATCACCATCGTAGTCTTCTGCCAGTGTTACATCATTTAGAATGATTGGAACGTCTACCTTCTTGAATAGATCGGTGAAATTTATTCTGATATTGAAGTCAGGAGAGAACAATGGTAGAACTTGCTCCATTATTTGGAACCCGTCATCCATGTTTCTTACCATAGCATAAAGAGAGAATGTGACATTGTATGGCACTTCTGAATAGGAAAATGTCGTGGTTCCATCAGAGGATGGAGTGGCCCAAGTTTGATTGAGTCTATTTTTTACTCTACCAGAATCATATGATATCGCCGTGATTTCAAATGACATTCTAGGTAGAGTGATCTGTACGCTAGTTTGCTCTTCGTTAATACTGCTTGGCTGATCTAGACGCATCAAGAATTTTTCAGACGGACCATATGCGAGGGGAACTCTAATACGATCGATCTGATCGCCGGCTCTGTTAGTTCTTTGAATTACTATGTTATCAAATAAAGATCCAAAACCAACAACTAACTTTCTTATTGCTGCATTATAGTATGTACTAAACATTAATAATTACCCTCCGAGAATGGATCGGTTTCGGAGAAGTCTAGGATGCTTTGTTTTTCAACGCCAAAGGTATTAGCATCTCCATCGGGAACATTACTAACAACATTCTCTGGAACTACAAGGTTAGTAGTATCTGAGTCTGTTAGATAGTATTCTGTCTCGGAGTTATTACCTCTAACTGTTTCTGAACCATCAGTTATAAACGAACCGCTCGTACTCGATACTGTTAGTTTACTTGTTGCCAGTGACCAACCAACTACGGTTGCAGAAGCAGTTGCCTGTCCTAGTGTCGCACCCGTTAGTCCAGCGGCTTGGAATATTGTTTCACCTAAGTAGTAGCCAGGTCCAGAGTTGACCGCTGTTCCTACTGTGAACTCTGTTGCGTATTCCTTCGTGTTGTGTAGTTGATCTGGACCACAAACACCAGTCTGGAATTTCTCTAATGAGTAAGTGAAGAGTTCGGCTTGAATTAAGTAGGTTTGATTCTTACCCAACTGATAGAATGGATTCTCATGCTCTACGAAGTTAATCTCAAAAAGATAATTACCGAAGGGGAAGAAGATAAGATCTCCTTCTCTTGGTCTATCGACATTAGTTTCTAGATTGCTAATTTCATCCACGAACCTTCGTTTAGAAACAACCATCTCAACCTTGTCTTTGATCTCCAGTCCATACTTGGCAAGAATATCACCCTCGCCCTGAAAACCATCAACACTCTGGAGGTACATTTCAATTTCATATGTCTTTGTGAATTGACTAAGAACATCCTCTCCGAAGAGAAGATCCTTCTTGACGTACTCTCTAGGAAGATACAAAACATCCATGCCCATCGTTTTGATTGCTTCGATGGTTAGATCTTCCATTAGGTTTTGTTCTGGAGCAGAACTTTTAAAGTTGAAGTATGGATTTGTTGCCATTTATTATCCCGTCATAAAATCGATGGGAAGTTCGTATTGTAGTCGAATTTCTTCTTCTAGTCTTTCCACCTCTTGCTCTGCTTGTTGGTAAATCTCTCCACCCTTTAGACTTACTCCGCCAGGTAATTGAATTCCATCGTACTTGAGCATGTTCATTCCCCACTGTTTCTTGAGTAGGGCAGTAAAGTATTTCTTGAGCATTCTATCATTGAATATTTCAGTGTATATATTTGGATTTAGAGCAGCGTATGCCTCAACGATGATGTAGTCACCGACAGTTGCATCGTTCTCCCAATCCATGTCGATGTGTAACTTGTTCGTAACCTTACTGAAACGTAGGGCTTTGTCTGGGTTAAAGAAGTCATTGATCAGACTGTGGTATCTTCTGAAGATATCATACGAAGCGAGGGGTTCAGATCCTCCACCGAAAGCATTTCCTGTGTTGATACCAAAGACATCATTCAATGCCCACTGATATCGAACATCAAACATATTTGAGGTAGAAGATTCCATGCGGAAAATTCTAACTACAGACACAATGTCTGAACCATCAGGTCCGCTACCCGTAACTCCATCGACGGGTGGTAGGTTTGATGTTGAGATATACCGATTTGAAACATCTGTTGAAGTTATCTGATGCTTGAAATAACAACGCTCAACACCATCGAAGTGTCGTTCTGTGAAGAATTCTAATGCTTCGTCTAAACGATCTTCTGCCTGCTGGTAATCTACATTAATTTCAACAACAGGTGCGCCCAATTTACGCATGGCGTAATCGATAATTTGCTCTCTTGATGCAAGACTACCCATATGAGAACCTCCTATGTTCTTAAGTATGTATAAGAACATAGGAGGCGCTATGGATTTCGATTGTTTTTATTACTTGACGTTGGGTGGTGGTGCTTGGTTAATTGTAACCTGAACCGCTTCTACATCTTTCATATCCATCTGTTCAATATAGTAACGTCTAGTGATAGGATTATTTGCCTCATCAGAAGAGGATGGTTCGTAGTTACTGAATCCAGGCATGTTTAAAGGACAAGAAACTTTAGGATAGTCTAGTTTACCATACTCATCATTTTCGGCAACTAACCAAGTTTGCTTCCTATCTCCACAACCACAACCACCACAATAAGATCGTTCTGAATTTACTTTACTTTCTCGTAGGTACTCACAGGGTGGTAGTTCTCCACTTCCCTGACACGAAAGAACACGAAGTTGCTTAGTTTTCCTATCGATTTTATTGTTCGCTAGACCTCTTGATGCCATTGCGGCAGCAAAAGAACCTACCATACCAATTCTATCTTTTAGGGTTTTCTTTTTTATTTCCTTTGCAGGAGCAAAATTTACATCTTCTTTTTTTTGTTCTTCTTCTTTTCCGCATCAAGCCGTCGTTGGATATCTGATTCTGACATGTAAACTCCATCAAATTATAAGGGCTAGGTTATTGTAAATATCCTGTGGGATAGCATTTTGTAACGCTTGTCCTAAATCACTTTCCCATCTTACACTAGTATTTATACCCGTCAAGATTATTCTTAAAGTTTCTCCACCAGAAATATCAATTCCTTGTAGATCTGCTGCTGTTGCATTCTGGAAAAGATACTTGAGCAATTCTAGAACACTACTCGAATCATCTGTTGCACTTTCTGTGACTTGACTGAAATCGATTTCCTTGCAGTATATTGCCGATGCACTTGCTCTCGTTCCAAGATCACCAACGGTTGTGAAATTGGTTTGAGTGAACTTGGAGACAACTGTGATTGCTACTGTTTCTGCTAAGTTACGAGCGAAAGCGTCATAGTTTAAACCGCTGATAGTGTTCTTTCTGAAGTTTAATTTAGTGATGTAAGTTGGTTCAGGAATTATGGCTCCGTCTTCTGGATTACTTCCGCCCCTAATACTATCTGGTAAATCACTTGTTGTAAGTGTTCGGTTTACGAGTGTAGGTAGAACACAGTCTGTAAGTGAAGTGGCTTCAGTGAAAGTGTTACTTAATCCGAGATAACTTATCGAAGGAGTTCCTGAAATCTTTACACTGTTTAATGGATTTCCTATGAGTTCGACAAATGACAGATATGGTTTGGTTGATAGATCAATATCACTTATGTTACATCTGTTTGCATTGAAGTCAATGATCTGAGGGAAAGAACCCTGAATAGAAGATAGATTACTATTATATCCAACCCTCAGATTTGTAAGATAGATTTTGTCTTCGGTGCCAAAATCAATATTACTTACATCATTGTACGACAAATCTAATGATGTTAAGTATGTGAGAGAAGAAAGGTCATAAGATCCTGTGATATTATTTGAATTCAAATTGAGTTCTTCTATGGCAGGAGCATTACCGAAACCAAGTCCTGATAGATTACTTCCTCTTAGATCCAAAATTCTAAGAAGTGGTAAATCTGCCGCTTCAAAATCTGTTTGAAGCGTAGTCCAGTTGTCACCCTGCACTGCGAACTCTCGTAGTTCTGTCATTCCATCCAGATTAACAAAAGTTATCTTTCGGTGATCTGGGGGTGGAGCATTTTCAAATCCAAATCTTGGGTCGTTCAGCATCAGACTAGTGATGCTATCCGCTGGTTGATTTGTCTGA